AAATGTTTTGCAATAGCATCAGAGTTCATCGCAGTGTATAAGGCCTTGTGATAACCACCAGCATCTTCTATTTGACCTTTTTCATTAAGAAACTTTCCTATGAAATTATCAAGTGAGCTTTGTGTTTCTTTTACTTTGTCAGCATTATTAACATTAAACCTAAATCTCTTGTCTCCAACTTTATATTCAAAACCTTTGAACTCGTCATTAAACACATTGTTAGTTTTATTTAAAAATACTGAAGTAGCCTCTTCTTTGATTTTTTGAGTTTTCTCAGACTCTTCGTTATATCTGTTGAAAAAATCCATAGCCTTTTTAGCTTCAGGAGTTAACCTTGAGCCAGCTTTGATTTCATCATAGTATTTGGATTTAAACTGTTCCAACTCAGTTTTAGCGTTGGCAACTTGCTCTTTTAACGCTAGTTTCTTTCTTTTAACTTCTCTTTCATCATCTACTTCTGCATCATAAGAAAATTGATCTTCCATCATAAAATCAATTTCATCGGTTTGTAAATGAGGTTTAGTAGTTTTGTAATATTCTTTTAATAAAGTTAAATTATCCATATCAGAATAATCTATATTTAACTTTACATAGTCATTTATATCTCCGCCTGTATCTTTCATAAAGTTAACTAGCTTTTCTACGTTTTCTGGTAGTTTAGGCTGCTCTGGCATTTTAGGTGTTTCTACTTTAACAGGTGCTGGAGCTTTTTTAACTTTTACCTCCTCTTCAGTTATTTCTTCTACAACTGGAGTTTCTACTTTAGTTTCTTCTACTTTTTCTTCTACAGGTTTTTCTGGAGCTTTTATTTCTTCTACAGGTTTTTTTAAATCTACCTTAACTACATTTTCAGCTTTTTCAACTAAATCTTTAAGGTCTACTTTAGTTACACCATCAGAAGGTTCTTGAAATTTTTTCTTTTTAGGTTTTTTCTTAACCTTAATTTTTTCTACTTCGTTGTCAACTTTTGGTTGCTCAACAGGAGTATCTGTTGTGTTTTTGTTTTCTTCCATAATAAAATATTATATAATTAATTAATTAATGTTACTGTGGCTCAAACGCGCCTAATCTCATGCCTCCACCAATAACGTCATTACCAGCGGACTCAAAAGGCTTTTCTTTTGTCTGAGCTTTTGTTTTTTCTAATTGTTGTTTTTGTTGATTACCCATAGCCTGTCTACTATCTTGTCTATTTTCTCTAATGTTATCTCTTTCTTTATCTTTTCTATGAGTAGCATTTTTAAGCTTCATATTTATTTCAAACTCATGGTCCATTAAACTTCTTTTAACCTCTGCTTCAGCTTGTAAAGTTTGTTGCTTTAATTTAGCCTTAGCCTGTTCTAACTGTATTTGACTTTGAACCACTGCTTGTTGTTTTTGCATTTCTGCTTGAGCTGCCGCTTGCTGTGCCTGTGCTTGAGCGTCAGCTTGCGCTTTCATATTCTCTTGCTGCATTTTCTGCTGCTGTTGCATAGACTTTTTTCTACGAAGCTTTAATAGTTGATTAGCTAATCTTACATTCTTTACTTCTCTTAAATCTATAACATCTTCTAACTGTATAGTTTTTTGAGCTAAAGCAGCTTGTATATTATTTTCTAGTAGTTGTTTTTCAAACTCATCAGCTTCTAATTCTAAAAATATTCCAAAGTCATATAAATGTAACTCTGATATTTCTTGTAACGTAGCGACATTATGCACGCCTATCGCTTGTATAAAAGCGTCTTTTGTTGGTGAGTACTCTAATATATCAGACACTCTAAGAGACAAAGCTTCACACGTTTCTGCCGTTAAAAACATACCAGCATTTAGTATATGTCTAGTCGCCGTATTACTATTTGCAGCCGCCATTTTTTGCACGCCTACCAAAGCTCTTTCGTCTGGAGTGCTACCATCTCTAGCTTCGTTTAAACCTGTTGTATCTCTAATCATTTGTAAATAGTAGTTATACGTACCAATTAAACTCTGCATCTTAGCACCACTACCTGATTGTATTTCTTGTATAGGTATTTTACCTGGGTTAGGATCACCATCTCCTGTAAATGATCTACCTATAATACTACCTGTTTGGAAAAACATATTTAAGGCTTCTTGTGGATTATAGTTCGTACCATTGCCTAAATCTATTTCTGCTAAACCATCTGCATCTAAATAAATACCATCAGGTATCATACGTGACATCACTTGTTGTAGTTTTAAATGTGTCAATTGTATCATATCAGCAAAACCAGTTATTCTACTTACTAAAGACTCTATTCTACCTTCATACATACGAGGAGCAACTATACTATAATTCATTTTAACTTTAGTATAATCACTTTTAGGTCTCATCATATTTTCCGCCTTACCCCACTTTAAAAGTATATTAGTACCTAGTACTATAGCGCCATCATATAAACACTCTACTTTTTTATCTAGTTTACCAAAGTTACCTTCCATATCTTGAGGCGGATTAAATGTATCATCTTTTTCAATTATCTTTTCTGCTCCAGTTGGTGTTTCTTTTAATTTGTAAACTTCTGAATTAAAAGTTTTATAGTTAAAATACAGTACACTTAATTTATTTTTATCTTTATCAGAATTGTAAGAGTTATATTTAGAACCTCTGTTAGAGTTAGCATAGCTACTACTTTCTATTTCTTTTAATTGCTCAGGTGTTAAATGTGGAAACTGTTTTACAAGTTCGTTAATTGTTATTGTTTTAACTTCACCTACATAATATACATCATCAAAATAAGGTGATTCAGTGTGTGAATAAACTAAATTAGCAGGATCTACGTAGTTTACTGTAGCGCCTTCAGAAGTATTGAATGTTGTTTTTACAGCGCCTATACCTAAAACAGTTAAATCATAATAAAGTCTTTTTCTTATTAAATCATAATTACTACCTTTTAATAAAACGTTTATCGCTTGTTCATTAGCTAACTCTACAGCTTGCTTATAATTTAGCTGCATGTGTAAAGCTAACTCATCATTGTCTTCTGGTATTTCTTCCATTTTATTTTCGTAAAGATCCATAGACATCATGTTTTTAGCCATGTCATTAAAATCTCTAGTATTCATGTCTTTTAATATAGACTCTACGTATTCAGTTCTTTTTTGTACACCATGCGGATCTTGTGAAAATGCTTTTATATTAAATAATCTTTCTGTCATACCGTTAACTACAATATCTACAAATTTAGGTATTATAGGCACTGGTTTCCAGTCTAAGTTTAAATAACTTAAGTCACCATTTATAGATAACTCATCTTTATATTTTTGTATTGATTGTTCACCTCTAGCGTATAGTCTTAGCTTGTGAAAATTATTCACATCATGAGCATATCTATTACGACCGTAGTAATTATTGTTAGTACCAAACCATTCGTTTTCTATAGCTTTAGCAACTTTTAAACCATAATCTGCTGTTGACTTCTCTAAATCACTTACTATTTGGCTTGGAAAATTTGTATAACTTCTCATATTACTTTTTAATTAATTTTGATGAATATCCATTATTTGAATATTTAGCTATATTTAAGTTTAATTTTTGTTTTTCTATTTTAGCATTAGGGGCGTACAAATGTCTATTACAAGCCATTATAGCTAAACCGCTACTTATAGTAGCATCAAACTTTGTTCTTTTGTTTATGTCAAATTTAGCCCAATCATTTAACGTTCTATTAAAATACATATTACCCCAGTTACCATTACCTACATCTCCTACATATTGTTGTATATACATTTCTATAGCTGCTGCATGAGCTTGCTTTATGTCTTCACTTGAATTAGGTATGCCACCTATTTCTTTTTCTGTTACTGATAATTTATTCCACGCTTTATCTGGTCTATTCATCGAATAACCTCTGTAACCTCTACGCCTAAAATAATATAATAATCTAGGCTTATTGTTTTCTGCTAACAGCGGCATACCATAAAATATACATGCCATTAAAACGTCTTCAAAAAATATTTCTGCAGTTTGCGGTCTAGCAATATACTCTAAAAAAAATTGATTAGGCGGAGCGTCTTCCATGCTAAACTTAGTTAAACCATGTAAAGAGCCATTAGAACCTCTACCGTCTACAGTTCCTGATATATCGTAACTATCACAACCAAAGGCACCCATGTGTTCGTTGCCAGGATATTTAATACCATTTTTAAGTACAATTCTATTTTGCATGTGGCTTTGAGGTACCCAACTTATTCTAAATCTACCGTTTTTATCTGGGTAAAATATAACTTGTGTATCTTGAACACCGTTAACCCATTGAAAATTACCTGTAGAAATCACAGAGGACGTTCCTAATCCTTCGTTATAATCTATTTGATCATATAGCCTTACTAAGTTAAATATGCTGTTTCTAGTCTCATCTCTAAACGCATGCTCTGTAGTTCTTGGAAACTGTCTATAAAATTCATTTAAAGCATCGTGATCATCTTTTAAGCCGGCTGCTTCGTTTTCCCAGTGTTCTATTATACCTATATCTATTAATTCACCATCTGGTCCGACGACATCTGCATCTGGACTATCAAAAACTGGATGTCCGTATTCGTCAATAAATCCTTCGTAGTTCCACTCCATTGGGATAAAGAGAGAATATAAACCAGACTTTGTCTGTCCATTACGATTTCGCTTAGTGACATCTGATGCATTGTATAATTTTTTAAAGTTATCTCCACCTTTTTCTAAAGCATTTGATGTTGACCCCATCATACACTTACCTACTATTTTGCTACCTAATCTTAAACAAGTTTTTGTAACTCTCCAGTTATTTAATATATTATCAGGTCTTTCCCACTTGCCACTTTCGTCGTGTACTAGTAAATTAAGCTTTTCTCCATCATAGCTGTTGTCACCTGTGTTTTTCCAATCAATAGTAGTATCAAGTCCAACCAAGTCTTCCTGCTTTTCGTTTGTAGTAATTTTTTTACGCGTGAACTTACTTGCAGGTACACGATAAGCAAGTTCAGACTTAGGCCTATCCATA